TCGGGCTCGACGCTGATGGCGTGCGAGTACACGGGCCGCAAGGCCCGCCTCATCGAATTGGACCCGCGGTACGTGGACGTGATCTGCCGACGCTGGCAGGAGTACGCGGGTGCGAAGCCGGTCCTCGAGTCGACGGGGGAGCCTCATGACTTCACCGGTTAGGCCGACCGTCAAGAAGACGGCACCGCGGACTCCACGCAAGACTACGGTCACGGCTCTGCCGTCTGCCCCTGACGTCCCGGAGCCGCTGCGACCTCTCGGCCGTGAGGGCACCCGGATGTGGGAGCGGGTGTGGCAGATGCGCTCCCGCTGGATCAGCCGCTCCATCGACATTGACCACGTGATGGTGCTGTGCGAGTCCGTGGATGAGCGTGTCGCGCTGCGGGTGCGGGTCCTGCAGGGCGGGGAGTGGCGGGATCGGGTCGCCTTGCGGGCATTGGATGAGCAGATCGCGAACATGATGGGCGCCCTCGGGATGAATCCGACGGAGCGCGCCAAGCTGAACGTGGGAGAGGCACCGCGTGGCCGTCTTGCAGAGCTCCGCGACGCCCGCAAGAAGTCGTCGTAGCCGGGCGAAGCGCCTCGGGACCGTTGAGCCGAGGATCTTCACCAGGCCGCTGCGGGATCTGACGCCGGAGACGTCGAAAGGGTTCGAGGCGATCGCGTTCGCGGAGGACATTCTCGGTATCCGGCTGCTGCCGTGGCAGAAGTGGTTCCTGATTCACAGCCTGGAGACGCTGCCGAACGGGCACTACCGGTTCCGCACGATCCTGCTGCTGGTCGCCAGGCAGAACGGCAAGACCACCGTCATCCAGGTGCGCGCCCTGTGGCGGATGTTCCTCGATGGCGCGAACCTCGTCCTCGGGACGGCGCAGAACCTGGACGTCGCGGAGGAGTGCTGGCAGGGCGCGGTCGAGATGGCCGAGGGCGTGGACGAGCTCCGTGAGGAGATCGCCGCCGTCGTCCAGGTCAACGGCAAGAAGTCACTGCGCCTCGTCACAGGGGAGCGGTACAAGGTCCAGGCGGCGAACCGTCGCGGCGGTCGTGGACTGTCGGGTGAGGAGGTGATCCTCGACGAGTTGCGCGAGCAGCAGACGTGGGATGCCTGGGGGGCCATCACCAAGACGACGATGGCGAAGGAGGACGCGCAGATCGTGTGCGCGTCGAACGCCGGTGACGCGACGAGCATCGTCCTGTCGCACCTTCGCACCATCGGGATAGCCGAGGTTGACACCCGCGACACTTCGGTGGGCATATTCGAGTGGTCCGCTCCCGAGGGATGCGATCTCGGGGACTGGGATGCGATCGCTCAGGCGAACCCGGCACTGGGCCACACGATCAGCGACACCGCGATCATGGACGCGATGAAGACGGACCCGGACGGGGTGTTCCGCACCGAGGTGCTCTGCCAGTGGGTGGAGAACATGACGTCCGGGCCGATCCCGGTGGTGTCGTGGGAGTCGCGGATCGACAAGGGCTCGTGCATCCCCGCGGGAGCGCGGCTGGCGTTCGCGGTGGACACGTCGTGGGATCGTGAGACGACGTGGATAGCCGTCGCAGGTCTGCGCGCTGACGGCGTTCCGCACGTGGAGATCGTTGCCTCGTACTACGGCACGGACTGGGTCCTTCCGTGGCTGCGGGAGCGGATCCCGGAATACAACCCGGTCGCGATCGGGATGCAGGGCTCGGGCGCCCCCGTGTCGAGCATCTTCGACCCGCTCGTGTCCGATCTGGGTGACGTGGTGCAGACGATCGCCGGGAACGACCTGGCCCGCGCGTCGGGTTCGTTCTACGACGCTGTCGTGTCCGGGCCGCTCGCGCACACCGCTCAGGAGCAGCTGACGGAGGCGATCCGCTACGCGGTGGTTCGCCCGTCTGGTGACGCCTGGCTGTGGGACAGGAAGCATTCACCCGTCGACATCGCGCCACTGGTGGCCGCATCCGAGGCCCTCTACCTCCTTCAGACCGCGTCCGAACCGGAACCGGTCCCATCGTTCACGCCCCGCCGACTCAGATAGGAGCGCCACGTGACCACGGACGCCTCCATGCTTCTGCGCACGCCGGTCGACCCGTCGGTGCTGTCGTCGCCGGACTGGTGGCTGTACCAGCTCGAGCTGTCGCTTCTGCGCAAGCGTCCCGATCTCCAGGTCCTCGCGGACTACGCGACGGGGCAGGCGCCGTTGATGGATATCGCGGAGTCGGTGCGCACGGCGTACGCCAATTTCCAGCGGCGTGCCAGGACGAACTTCGCCGGGCTCGCCGTCGATGTGATGCTCGACCGGACTCATGTCGCGGCGATCCGCACGGGCGCCGATGGTGACGGGCTGGGCGATCAGATGGCGTGGGACATCTGGCAGGCGAATCAGCTGGATGCAGACTCCAACGCCCTGCACCGGTCGTGTTTCGAGATGGGGGAGGCGTTCGCGATCGTCGGCGATGTCGACCCGGATATCGGCGCTCCACTGATCACGATCGAGGACCCTCGTCAGATCGCGATTGCCCGGGACCCGATGCGACGTCGGCAGATCCGTACCGCTTTGAAGACGTTCACGGATGAGTGGACTGGCTGGGATCACGCCTACTTGTACATGCGTGGGGAGTCTGGCGGGCCGGCGTACGTGCTGCGTGCGGAGCGGTCGCGGTCGTTCGGCGCAGGTGGGTGGCATTGGCTGGGGGAGCCGCAGGCGCTGCCTTTCGGCCAGGTTCCCGTGGTGTGGTTCCCGAATCAGCTCGATATCGACGGGATCACCTACTGGGGCGAGTTCGAGCAGCATACGGATGTGCTGGATCGCATCAATTCGACGGTCCTGCAGCGCCTGGTGACCGGTGCGATGCAGGCGTTCCGCCAGCGGATGCTCAAGGGGCTTCCGGTGCACGACGCAAACGGCGCCGAGATCGACTATGACGGCATGTTCGCTGCTGACCCTGCGGCGCTGTGGCAGGTTCCCGCGGGTGTGGAGATGTGGGAGTCGCAGATCACGGACATGACCCCGATGCTGATGGCGGCCCGTGATGACATCAAGGATTTCGCGGCTGTGACCCGGACTCCGCTGCCGGCGTTGTCGCCGGATGCCGCGAACCAGTCGGCTCAGGGGTCGGAGATCGTGTGGTCCGGTCACATCTCGAAGGTCATCGACCGGATGTCTGCGCTATCGGAGTCGTGGGAGCAGGTCACGCGGCTGGCGTTCTTGTGGCTCGGTGATGAGGCGCGCGCGTCGAGAAGGGACATGGAGGTCTTGTGGACTCCTCCTGATATTCCTTCGATGAGTGAGCGGTTCGATGCGGCGTCGAAGGCGAAGGCTGCGGGTGTCCCGCAGTCGTACATCATGGCGAACATCGTGGGGATGACTCCGCAGGAGATGCGCCGGTACGCCGACGAGATGGCTGCTACTGCCGTCGAGTCTGCAGGCCCGGCGGCGTCGGTGACGGCCACGACGCAGGATCCACCGCAGGATCCCTCAGCAGGCGGTGAACAGGATCCGGGCAGCGGGGACCCGATGCCCGGCATAGGCGACCCCGGCCATGGTGACGGCGGCATGGGGATGGTGGCGATCCGCGACGATTCCCCGTTCACGCCAACGCCGCTGCAGGTGGGCCAGTACCACGCGCTCGAGCAGCTCGTTGAGGCTGCGGGGAAGTTCGACCAGACGACAGGCGGCAACGGGGCGCACTACGTCGACCCGTCACCGTTCGCCGCTGAGGGCATGGCCTGCGGCAACTGCTACTTCTTCGAAGGCCCGCGCGGCTGCGAGATCGTCGAAGGGGACATAGATCCACAGGCCGTGTGCAAACTGTGGATCATCCCCGCCGAGCTGCTCAGCCAGGGCGGCACAACCTGAACTTCGGCCTTCCACGGTCGGGCGTGACGACTGCGCATCAGTCGGTACGGGCGACGACTGCCCTTGAGAAGTCGGTTTGTGGACGCACTGACGGAGCACCCTCATGACACAGAGCACTCTTCCTACCCATCCACGCACCGGGCTGCAGGCCGTCGGATACCGCCGCAACGGCGACCCGATCTGGCCGATCCTCGGAGGCTCCGAGAGCACCTCGGAGTCGCCGCCTGCCGCTGATGGGGGCGACAACTCCACGGATCCGCCCGCGGATCCGGCACCGCCCGCTGACCCGGGCAAGACGTTCACCCAGGCCGACCTCGACAAGCAGATCGAGCAGCGGCTGGCGCGGGAGCGGAAGAAGTTCGACGGCTACGACGACCTGAAGGCGAAGGCCGCCCGCCTCGACGAGATCGAGAAGGCGAATGCCACCGACCTGGAGAAGGCTGTCCAGTCAGCGAAGGACGAGACCCGCGCCGAGGTGGCGCGCGGTTTCGGGGAGAGGCTCGTACGCGGGGTCATGAAGGCCCAGCTCGAGCAGTCGATGAAGCCCGCTGACGCGGCCGCGCTCCTCGACGATCTGAACCTGTCGAAGTTCGTCGGCGACGACGGAGAGGTCGACGAGGATGCGATCGCCAAGACCGTCGCCCGGCTGGCTCCCAAGGGCCGCCTCGATCTGGGGCAGGGGGCCCACGGGAATGCACCCTCATTTGATCAGCAGATTGCCGATGCCACCAAGGCCGGCAACTTCGCGCTCGTGATCGCTCTGAAAGAGCAGCAGCACGCGAGTCGCACCAACAAGTCCTAGGAGGACACCATGGCCGGTATCACTGGCGTCAGCACCACGTTCGGGCTCCCGAACTACCACGGCGAACTGTTCGCCCTTTCTCCCGCGGAGACCCCGCTCCTGTCTGCTGCCGGCGGTATCGGTGGCGGCGCCGGCGAGGTGGCCGACACCCTCGTCGAGTGGCAGGCGTATGACCTGCGCGACCCGTCGATCCGCACCAGGCTTGAGGGTGCCGACGCACCGACGGCTGAGGCGCGTGTCCGCGCGAACGTCACGAACCGGCTCCAGATCTTCCAGGAGGCCGTGTCGTCTTCGTACACGAAGCAGGCGGCGAAGGGCCGTTACGCGACGGCGGCCGGCGGCATCGAGAACCCCGTCACCAACGAGCACTCCTGGCAGATCTTCCAGGCCCTCAAGCAGGTCGCCCGCGACGTCAACCACTCCTTCTGGAACGGCGTCCGCAACGACCCCGCCGACAACACGACGGCCCGCCAGATGGCCGGCCTGATCTCGGTGATGACGTCGAACGTCCAGGGCACGGCCGTCACGTCGGCCGCGACCTCGGCGACGGACACCATCACCGTCACCCACGGCCTGGTCGTCGACGACAAGGTCGTCTTCACCAACGTCGGCGCATCCATCACCATCGTTCCCGGCCGCTACTACTGGGTCGTGCAGAACTCGACGACGGTGTCGTTCAAGGTCTCCGCGACCAAGGGCGGCGCGGCGATCACGGTCGGTACCGCATCGGGCATCGCGTTCTACCAGTGCAAGGCCGCGAACGTCCTCACCGTCGACATGGTGAACCTGCTGCTGCAGTCGATCTTCGACAACGGCGGCATCACCGAGCAGGGCACGGCGACGATCTTCACCCCGTCCTGGCAGAAGCGTGCGCTGACGAAGGCGTACGCGACGTCGGGCACCGCAGCGAACCAGCTGCAGGGCACCCGCAACGTCGGCGGTGTCGACCTCGACACGGTCATCACCGACTTCGGCACCCTGAACATCGGTGTCGACCG